GACACTAGGTTGTCGATACTTGACAATGGGATTGCTGTGTGGTATACTCTAGGAAACACAGGAGAATTTTTAGATGATTCACGATTTCAATTATGTGATGGGAATGGTTCGTGATCTTAGGGCCACTAGTAGCACTAAGGATAAGGAAGGAATTATTTTGGATTATTGTGGACACAGTAGTGCCGCAGCATCTTTCGCTAAAAATATTTTGCTCTATACCTATCATCCGTTGTGGCAGTATAATGTTACTAGCGATAATCTAAAAAAGAAGAATCATCTTGTGGCAAGAAAGAACGAGTACAAGAATTTCTTTGATTTGCTTGATGCCCTAAAGAGTCGAAAGATTACTGGGCATGACGCTATCTCTGCCGTGAATAGTTTTATTGAGCATTATTCTGAATACGAGGAACTTATCCACTGTATTATTGACAAGGATTTGAAAACCCGTGCTGGTGACAAGATTATCAACAAGGCTATTCCTGACCATATTCCAGAGTTTAGTGTTGCTCTGGCAGATAAGTACGAGCCTAAACTTGTAGATTGGAAGGATGGTTGGTATGTTAGTAGAAAGATTGATGGTGCTAGATGTATTGGGATTGTTGATAGTAATGGTGATACTACCTTCTATTCCCGCACGGGAAAAGAGTTTGATACTCTTGGCATCGTTAGGGATGGTATTAAGGCTCTTAACATTACTAATGTAGTGTTTGATGGAGAACTCTGTCTTGTGGATGATGATGGTAATGAAGATTTCCAAGGAGTTATGAAACAACTGAAAAAGAAGGATCATACTATTCCTAATCCGTCCTTTAAGATTTTTGATATGATTACGCATGACGAATTCTATAGCAAGAAAGGCGAAAAGAATCGCCCGTATTCTATTCGTTTGGCAAATCTTACAGAGATTATGAGTAATAATGAATGTCCATGCCTTACTCTACTTGAACAAGAATTGATTCATAACGATGAACATTTTCAAGAGTGGGTTAAAGAGGCGGCTGATTATGGCTGGGAAGGCGTGATGCTTCGTGCTGATGAACCATATAAAGGTAAGCGTAGCAAAGACCTACTCAAAGTTAAAAAGTTTTTTGATGACGAATATGAAGTAATTGATACTGAAATGGGGCCATTTCGTTATGTGAAAAATAATGCTGAATGTGAAGAAACTATGTTGAGTTGTGTTACTATTAAGCATAAAGATCATCTTGTGCGAGTTGGTAGTGGTTTCACTATCGAACAACGTCAAGAATTTTATCAGAATCCTAATAAGATTCTTGGACAGATAATTACGGTTCAATATTTTGAGGAAACGAAAAACCAAGATGGTGGCATCAGTCTACGATTCCCCACATTTAAAATTCTACATGGATACAATAGGGTAATCTAATGAATAGAACTGAATTTTTACAAAATATTAGTAAACAACTACCTAAAAATCCTATTTGTATCGAGATAGGAGTACATGGTGGGTTATTTTCTAAGTACATATTTAAGATTTTGAAGCCACAGAAACTATATCTAGTAGACCCTTGGGAAATTGGTAGCGATAAAAATTCAAACCAAAAAACATATTCTGGAACATTATCTCATCTTAATACTGCATATAGTACGAATGAAGATTTTATAAAAGTAAACCAATCATTTGCACAACAGATTATAGAAGGTAGCGTAGTCTTAAAAAAAGGATTCTCATACGAGGTAGTGAATGATTTTCCAGATTCGTATTTTGATTTTATCTATATAGATGCTACTCACATATATGAGTGTGTTAAAGCAGATTTGACTATGTATTTCCCTAAACTTAGATCAACAGGATTTTTATGTGGTCATGACTATTGTAATCATCCTAGTTTTAGTGTAATACCAGCAGTAGATGAATTTAGTGTAGAAAATAATTTAAACCTATTTCTGTTATCTAACGATACTGATTTTGCTTTAAGACTAAAATAGTATGCTACAAATATGTCGTAATAGATACGAACTCATTTTTAATTTTACTATATATGGTGAAAGACATTCTGGCACTAACTTTTTAGAAAAATGTATAAAACAACAATTTGGTTTGGATCTAACATATTTTTATGATTTTAAACATTTTTTTGGATGGAGAAAACCAGAGGCTATAACCTATAAAGGTAGACATACTCTATTCATAGGTATTGTAAGAAATCCTTACGATTGGATATCTGCTTTCTATGTTTCTCCACATAATGTTCCTAGTGAAAATAGATACAGCATACATAATTTTGTAACTAAAGAATGGTATTCTGTTAATTTACAGTTAGAAGAAATTTTACAAGATAGGAATTTTACCAAAAAATCTAATCCTCCGAGATATAAAAATATCTTTGAACTAAGAAACACAAAGTGTTTATATTTATCTCATATAATGCCAGCGATTGCAAATAATTATGTATTGATTTCATACGATACTTTTCTTAGAAATCATAAACTATATCTTAATCTAATTATGGATAGATTTAATCTTAAAAAAGTTGGTGAACCTCCAGAAGTAGAAAAAAAAACTCCATACGGATTAGATAATAAAATTAAAGAAATAATAGACAATAGTTTAGATTGGTCTTTGGAAGAAAGTTTGGGCTATTTCAAAAAATAAGTGTTGACAACTGTGATGGTTGCCGATACAATGGATAGCAACACAGGAGACATTGGAATGATCGTATTGAATACAAATTTGGCTATCGAACAAAAGACAACTCTTAATAAGAATAAGGCAGATAATTTCTTTGAATCTTTTCCTAGAGAAAAGGTGACTGCTTATAAAGAATATTGGGAAAGTGTTCGTCCCCAAAATATAGACGATATTTTTCGTCGTTATTTGTTTGCTTATTGCTCTGTTCATACCACATGGAAGGGCAATTGCTCAGGATATAACGCTATTAAAGACTTCAATAGTTGGTTGGACAATCAAGATTCTTTGAGAGAAAAACTCCATAAGAGCGGTGTGGGCCTCCATAATAATCGTACAAAGTATATTTGGGATTTTAGTCAAAAGTTTTGGGCTAATCCTAAAGACTTTTATTTGACCACTAAGAAGTATCATGTTAAGAAGCGAGATGCTATTGTTAATAAGATTAATGGTATCGGTCTGGCAAAGGTCAGTTTTGCTTTGGAAATGATTCATCCGAATGAGGCACGGGTATTGTGCGGTGATGTTCATCAACTTCGTCTTTACGATATGGAACATCTGAAGTATAATAAAAGTAAGAGTGGTATTGATACTTATAAGAAAATGGAACGTCATTGGATGATTAATTGTGGCAAGCATAGGATTCCCTCCTATATTGCACGATCAATCTATTGGGATAATCTTCAAAAGAAAGAAGATAGCCGTTATTGGAGTTTTGTTCTAGAAGATTGATGGTGTATAATATAAGAACTCAAAAGGAGAATTATTATGATTATGAAAAATTATGTTGCTGATGAGTTAGCCAATAAAGTTTTTCATCTTCACAAGGCTTTAAATCAGGCCGAAAAAATAATCTCAATCTTAGAGGAAGAAAATGAAAATCTAAAGAACTTGCTTGTATCTTCTTTGGGTCAATCAAAAGAAGATCAGGATTCGGATGTTAGATTTGTTGCTTAAAGACTCAAATAATTTAGTGATACAAAATAAAAAAAATGAAGTCTGGCAGTTGACAAGTCGATACTAGAGGGTAGAATTAGGAAGTCGATGCGAGAGTATCAGTCGAGCGACTGACTCGCAAGGACAAAACTTGGAAAATGATTTGGAGGTTGATTATGGCAGAGGTTACTACGGTTACAAAGCAGAGTCGAGTTCGTTGCAGCGACGAGCAGTTTCTTGAGGCTGTTTTTTCGTCTAGGACTTATGCGGAAATTGCTGCTAAGACTGGTCAGAAGGTTCCTACTACGATGGCTCGTTATGCCCGCGTAAAGGCCGCTCTGGCTAAGAGAGGCGAGGAACTTCCGACGATGGAGCGTGCGAAGCCTGTTAAGACCGTGGATAATGTCGAGGCTATGGCAGACATTGTTCGTCGTTTGAAGGCCCATGCCAACGGCTGAGTTTGAAACAATGGTAGTCGGCTACAACAGTTTAAATGGATGAGGCACACAAGCATAATCAACCTCAAACTTTGATTGTTGTAGTCGATTACTTACGGCG